TTGAGCGCCTCTTTGATTCCACCTAAAGCAGTCTGCACGACCTTGGACGGGTCGGTTGGATCTGGCAATTGGCTCAAGATTCATTCCCCTGTCCCTAAAATAACCAAATCCAAGGTAGCAGTAAAAACATGAAAGTCAACGCCCAAAAGCCCACTACTGGCCCCAAGTCTTAGCCCCGGCTTTAGGCACGGAAGTAGCCCACACAGAGATCGACTGTTTAGGACGCCAAGGCTGACCGCAGTTAGTGCAAACCCCAGTGCTCTCTTCTTGTTGGCTGACCGGATCTTGGCAGTGAAAACACACTACCTCTACTTCAGAGCGGCAGACTTTTACACCGTCAACTTTGTGGGCTTCGGTTAAGGTTTTCATTTCTTTTTCAAGCCTTTTAAAGTTTGGGCAAGACGAGCACGTTGACCCAGTTTCCCGGGGGCTTTGGCTGCTTTGGCGAGTTTCCCTGCGGGAATTTTCTCTCCGCTTTTGACACCAAGCGATTTTCGTAAAGCGCCGGGTTTTTTGATGGCTGCCTGAATCCACTTCTCGCCTACCTTTCCACCCTTTTTAAACACGCCACGCCCTTTAAGAACATCAGCACGGGTTACTTCACCATCGCCGGTTAAATCAGGAAACTCTTTATCTTTAGCCATTGCATCCTCCTAAATAAACCAAGTAATAATTGAATATCTAACTCCACGAGTTACAGGCATGATTTCGTGAGGGTACATAAAGTTAGACGGAAACATAATTGCCGAACCTTTGGGTAGTTTGTACTTTAATTCGCGGCCAAAGAAAGCAAACTCTCCTCCCTCATAATCGTCGTTTAGTGCAAATGAACACGACACTTCACGAGGCCGTTGTTTAAATGAATCCGTATGCTCAGTATAAAATTTTCCTTCTTTATACCTTAGCAATTCATAGCCAGAATCTTCTTGAATCATTGTCAATGGAAATTTTTCCTTGTATTTTTTAATTGCTACCCCAGCAGAAGTAAATATGTATTTATCGAGTTTTTGCCTTACCTTTGTATTTTTTTCAATAACATGAGGATAAGAAATTACAATTGTTTCAGCAGTTCTAATTTTTTCGTCTACTCGACCATCACCAATAGTAGTTTTTACCCATTCTTCTTCATTGGTAAATTCTTCTAAAATAGCATCACATAATGCGTCAGTAATGACGCCATCAAACGTAACAATGTAGTCGTTAATATTTTTCATGCCAATATCTTTTCTACACTATGTTTGTTTACTAAGGCGCCAAAAGAAAACGTAACTCGTTCTCCACCACTAATTGGTGTAGAAGCATGTTTTTCTAAAGATGCTAAACATAACCATAAATCACCCTCTTCAATGGCTAATTCTGCGCCATCAATGATTGGCATACCACCAACCAGCGGCTTTTTTATCATTAAGTTACACCTAACATGCTCATACCCTTCAGGTGCGGGGTCACTATGCTCGTGTACAAATGCGCCTTCTAAATAATGGTTGCCAGTAAAATTTTTATAAATTGGTTCTTCTAAATCAGGAGTTAATTTAAATTCTTTAAAAGCCTCAGTCCTATACAAAGGATTGTTGCAGATAGAAAATCTTCTTCCAGACCCAGCATTATTTGTTACAAACCCTTTGCTTGCTGGAATAATAAACTTAGCATACTCCCAGTTTTTTATTATCCTTGGTACTTTCAAGTTCATAATACAGTCACCGGTAAACTTGTCTCTGGAGGCGTTGGGTCTTGTTGTTGTTTTTTATCAAAAAACGCCCATGCTTTTGGACCATCCGCTCTAACATAATGCAAAAAAACTTGTGTATATTCTTGTCCAACAAATGCTTCTCTCCAATGATCAGACTGACATCCAAGGTATAAAACAGCATCGCCAGAATTTAACTCTAAGTTAGTCTCACTACTATCTGGCCGTTGAAAATAAATGGGCCAGTCACAGTCTTTTTTAAGGTTAAGCGTAATACTTATTTCACATGCCGGTCTATCTCGATGACGAGTTAAAGTTGATCCATGTTTGTAAATTCGAGCATAGGAATAAGTTGGTAATACTTTTTCGCCAAGCAAATCCGAAACATGTGGTGTTTTTTCAACAAGAAGTTTTACAAAGGGCATATAGTTATAGGCTGCTTGCGAATTAAGAACTTGTGCATCTCCAGACAACTTAAATTTATCTGCATAATCTTTAAATTCTTTATACAAATTTAAAGCGTTTTCGCAAGTTAAAAATTTTGGAACAAACAAATAATTGTTTTGAATTATTTCAAGTCGCATAACATACTATCGTGTGGAATTTCAACACCTTCTGGGACCATTGACGGGTCAACAATATCGTCAACATCATTACCAATTCGCAACGCATGAATACAATAAGCAACAGTATTTGGCTCTAATGCAATAAGTTCGTGCATCTTGTCTTTTTTAATATAAATCATGTGCGGCGCTTGAAATTCAGACACGTTTCCATCTACGGTTACTTGAAGGCGCCCAGAAGCCAATAATGTTAAATGATCAAAAGCATGAGTGTGGCCGTGTTCTACATCACCAATATTTTTAAAGTGCATCATGCGACTAAATAAATTAGCCACGCATCCTATTTTAACTTCCGGTTGCGCCATTTTTATCTTCCTTTACACCTTTGTCCAAACTTCTTGTGGAACAGCAGGCCAGTTTATATTTCCAGCCACCGGATAAACTGCATACTGCCGAACCGCATTTCTATAAGTTATAAAATCTTGAACGTTTGCCAAATACGGATTGCTTTTTGCCGGATCGGAAACATCTGAAATAGTAGTCCAGTCAGTGGCGGATAGTTTCTGGGCTGCAGTTGCTTTATTTTGTTCGGCTGTTGGTGGAAGTGGAGGTGGTGGAGGTGCAATAGACACATCATAAGCAACTTGCCAAACCGCTAAACAATTATTAGCCCATGTAGGCAAAGAAGTTATATCTTGGTTTTGAACAGATGCCGAGTTAAATTCAATATGACCTGTTGAATCTTGCCATTGCAACGCCCACACATCAGGAGGAACTCCGCACTGAGTTAAATTAAGATTGTCGAAAAATAATCCATCTTTACCAACAGATGACGTTTCAGTCATAATTGTTAACTTCATTTCTTAACTCCTAATGCTTTAGGTTTAGATTTTGTTTTCGCCTTCGTTTGTACTTCGATAGCCAAAGGTTTATCTTGCTGTTGTGGTTGAGACATAGTTAAAGAAGCCAAAAGAACTTTTTGTGAAGTTTCGTTAGCCTTAACCATCTCATTACGAAAACTTTCAACCGCTGCTCCAGTTTGACGTTGTTGACCTGAATTTTCAACCATCAGCATAGGCATCCAAGCAATAGCGCATTGATAGTCATCAACTTGTTTACCAGTGTTCACATCATAACCTTGCACACGGGTAAACCACGCACACTGAAGACCAACACAATCTTTTTTGATGAGAGGACAAAAAGTACCGTTTTTAAGTTGCATGATTAGTTTTTAGATGCGCGAATAACGTCAATGTATTGAACAGCCAAGTTAATAGCGTTACCACTAAACGTACCTGAGCCAGACGAAAAACTAAATGGGTGAGTATGAGACCCGCCACCACCTGTTGCTCCGGTATTTGTTTGAGGGCCAACATTAGCACCTTCATATTGATTGGCAGCCTGTACACCGGTAAAACCATTTGGGTGAGTATGACTTGGAATTTGTGGTGTTGTAAGAGTTGTTGCGCCTGCTGAACCAGAAACTGCAGTGATAGAAACTGAACCGCTTGGGGTCTGAGATGCAAAAGCGGTTGTAAACGCTACCGATCCGCCGGTAGAAGCCGTTCCTGTTACTACTCGAAGTGCTGAGTTATCACCAGACGATGTGTTTTTGGTCCATCCAGTAGGCGCAGTGGTCTGGGCAAACAGCATCACCGTACCAGAATCAAAGGCTGCCGCAGCCGCAGAAGTCCAAGTAGTACCGTTAGAAGTAAGTACATTCCCACTTGCTCCGGGGGCTACAAATAAAACAGCAGATGTGCCGTTTCCAAGAATAACGTTGTTCGCCGTAAGCGTTGAGGCTCCAGTACCACCTTGGGCTACGGCTAATACGCCGGAAGAAATGTTATTGGCATTAAGACTGGTGATGTTTGCACCGCTAAACGTTGCTGTAGTTGACCCAGTACCTCCCGAGGCTATGGGAAGTGCAGAAGCCAATGTCAAAGAAGTTAAGTGCGTGATGGCATCTGTGACGATAGTGCCGTTGTTATACACATACATTGTCTTACCAGCCGGAACTGCAATACCGGTACCGGTAGAGTTCTTAACCGTAACCGTCTGAGTAAGACCATTATTAATGATGTAAATTTTCTCAATGGCTGGAACAATTAAGTTCTGACCAGTGCTAATCGTACCTGTTAGATTTAACCGTAGATTACGAGCACTTTGAGAAGCATTAGTGTCAGTCAGTGTGAGTGTTACATCGGCATTACTAAACGGAACATCTACTGATCCAACAATTGCTTCTTCAATCGCAGTCCCTAGGTTGGTATTAGTTACCGTACCCCAAGTTCCTGAGTTTTCTCCAGTTGCCATCAACTGAATTTTTAACGATGAATATGTACTCGGCATTTCGTACTCCTTAAATTACGCCGCTAACGGCACCCAATTCGGCGTCTGCGCCGTGTCAATTAAACCCCAAACAAGCGGTCTAGCCACACGGCCTGTTCCGCTTACCCCTATTAAATAAACATTTGATTTACCAGACTCGTCAGTCTCACCTAATTGCGTCGTACCAACAACCCCAGTGACTTGAACATATACACCGCCTTCGGCTTCTTCTTGGCCTAACTGTCCGGTGCCAGAAACTCCAGTTATAGAAAAATTAGTGCTACCGCTAACAACAACTTGACCAATAAAGCCAAGACCAACTTCAGAGAATGGTCCTACTACATTAGCCGCAGTAGAGATGGCTACAGTACCAACCTCGCCTGTACCTTCAACCCCCGTAACTGGGACGTTATTAATAGTCTTCTGAATTACCTGACCTAGTTGAGAAGCGCTTTCAACCCCAGTAACCGGAACATTTGCTCCAGCGTCACCAGCCGCAGTACCCGTCTGACCTCCGCCTTGAACTCCGGTTACGTAATAGTTAGTGTTTTGAGCAAGTTGTCCAGTCTCGCCTGTGCCTTCGATCCCTGTTGGGAATACGTTAGCCGCAGCAGTTACAATTTCTTGACCAAGTAAAACATCGTGCTGGAAACCAGCAGGTTCTACATATCCACCAGCCGAAACACCTACTGGGTTTAATGTACTATCGCCTTCTACGCCGGTAAGGTTGACAGTGCCTTTACCAGAAATTTCTGTAGCAACTCCGGTTTCTCCGGTTCCTTCAACTCCAGTGGAATAAACATTAGCAACTTGAGTAAACGCAATCGTGCCGGTTTGTCCAGTGGTCTGAACACCCGTTTGAAGGATGCTTTGCCCAATTCCTACCGATTCATTTCCAACTACTCCAGACGCAACTACACCGGTGAGTGTGACGGAGACATCAATCTGTCCAACGCCCCACTCACCAAATCCCCAACTACCCTCGTCCCATGCGCCAGTAGCGGGCATTTATAACTCTTAGGCGATACGAATGATCGCGTTGGATGCGTCGTTGGTCGGGAAGATGATAGTGAAGTCACCGTCAGAAGCGGTTTTGTCAGCACCAAAGTCCAGAACTGCCACAGACGCATTGGTCAGGGTCGTGTTTGCGTTGCTGTTTGCCGAAGGTGTGCTG